TGGTTCTTATACTCATTGAAAACGCTTTCATTCTTAGCCTTTGTAATTTCAGCATCTATAAGCAAAGCCATTGTATCAAGTGGAGAATTATAACCGTAGTATAAAAACCGTCCTTCCTGCTCGTAAGCCTTTAACGACTTACCAATCTTAGCAGTTACTTCAAATTTATGATCGTGTAATAAGAACGGGTCTGCGTTTTCCTGTAGTGATTTTTTAAATACATTGCTTAAATGAACGTCATCGTGGCTATCCATGTAGTTATAAGTGTTCGCTATGATAGTACGATAAACAGCGTCGTCAGTGTCAAGTGGCAAATTTCTTTCCATTAAGGCTTTATTAGGCTCGTCGTCTTTTAGCTTGCCTAAAATAGGACTTAACACAGGGCTATCGGTAAACTTTACAGCTCCCTTTTTTAATAATAACGCCTCTTGTTTGTCTCTTGTTACTTGCTTGATGGCTGAATTTCTTTTATCGCTCATTTCTTTATCAGTTTTTTATCGTTTAACGTCTTCTTTTTATCGTCCAACATCTTTTTAATGTCGGTTAATGCTTTACCTTTTATAGTTTTAGGCTTCGTTTCCATCTTCTTCTGTTGTTGTTGGTGCTGTTTCTTCTGTTGTGGTTTGTAGTTCTTCCACTCGTTCTGGGTCTAATTCAATATGATAGTCTTTACCTGACACCATGTTAATGTGATTTAAGCAATCCTTTTGAAACTGGTTTAAAAATAGTTCAACGTTTGGCATCACTGCACCAGTATAAAAGACCCTATCAGCTTCTACATAATTAGCGTATTGGCTTGACTGATAATCGCCAAATTTTTGAGAGGGTAAATTCAACGCCCTGCATAATGAACGAATGTGAGGCAATTGCATTTCAATTACTTTCATGTCGTTAGCGTTCATACCTAACTGTGTGAAATCAACAGCCTGTTCTACTACCTCAACCTTATTAAACTTTTCAGCACCACCAGTAAGACCTACAAACGCCTTTCTTACTACCTCCATAACACCTTTCGAGAAACCAAGTGCGCCAGCATCACCGCTTGAAGCTTTTGGACTAAGCAAACCACTAATACCTCTATTCTCAAGCATTGCTTTTTCGGCTGTTGCTCTGTTGTTTGAGGCGTTAACAACCTCCCAGACAGCCTGTAACGGGCTTAACCCTAGTTGATTGTCTTGTAGTGTTGACGGGTCGTAGTATTCTAATGTGATTAATTCAGAAGGAAAGTATTTATAACTCTTTACCCCGTCATTGAACGTGTAAAAAGGTGCTGTTTCAAAATATCCGACCCTTTCTTGTGACGGTGTAACTGCCTGAGTTGGTAACGCCCAAAGCTCAGTGGTTTCAAGTCCTATAGATTCCGATTCCTTTAAAACGTGTGACTTACCATGAAGAAACAAGTTAACAAATAGTTGATACATTGCCTCGTTCTTTCCTTGCTTAGTATTCCAATTACCAAAGTAAAGTTTATAAACAGGATCATTAATATCAGTCACAATATTGTCACCATCCATTAACACTGTAGGAAATACAGAACAAGCCCTAGCAAGTGTCGAAACACATGCATAAACTAACTCATTTCCTAGAAAACCCTCTTTAACTATTTCGTCTGCTGTTGCTCGGTTAAAATTATAAGCCGTGTTGACGTTCCACCAATCAGGAACAATATTTTTTTTAGTACTGAATACACTCATGCCTATAAAAGTAATATAAATTTTTAAGAGTTTTTGTACCTATAAAATTTTTCCGTATAACGTAAAGGGTCGAGTAAGTGGTTTTCGCTATCAATTGGAACTTCTCCCGTCTTATCAAGCCAAACATAATTACTTAGCTCTCGAATTAAATTGAGGCTGCTAGGGGTTACTTTAAACGTCCAATTTTGGAGGTGTCTAATTCCAATAACAATTTTCTCTTTACCTAGTCCCATAACATTGAAACCGTCATTTTTAATACCTCTTATTTGTGTAGGGTCTGCACTATCAGCTAAAATAAGGCTATCCTTGTTGGGTATCTTAGCGTTTAGTAGTGTGATAATGTCATTAGGTGATAAGTTAGTCTTGTATATTTCTTCATGTAGGTAAATGGTCATAGTTGATTTATCAAACGCAACCTTTAACAGTGTAAACGGGTCTTTAAATCCGAAATCAATACCGTACATTATAGGTAATGTTTCGTCAAATTCACCTATTGACCAATTGTTGTAGATACTGCCTTCAATTTGTCCTTTTTTTCCTAATCCGTAAACCCTCCACCAGTTATACCAATGTCCGATAGTATCGTTTGCTACTTCCTCATCATGCTTTTTCTTACCCTCTTTAAACTCTGTTATTTGCGAAGGTGAAAGGTTTTCTAAGTTATCAAGGAAGGTACTATTCAAAACTATAGCGTTATCCCTTGCGCTGACTCCCTCAGTATCTACCCAAAAATCAACGCTAGGATTATAATCGATAAAAACCGTTTCAGTGGTACGTTGTATAAGCTGGTGTATGACTTTCCACTTCATGTTGTTTGCTTCATTAATGAAAAGAATATCCCTTTGTGCTCCTAATATACCTCCTATCTTGTCAGCACCTATAAACCTAACAGTAGTTTCGCCTAATGTGTACGTGTACGGCGTTTTAATCTTTACCTCATCTAAGTTTTCACCTTCACCTTGTAGAATCAAATCAAAGTCAGTAATAGCACCATCCCTAAGATGTGGAATACTAATTGAGATAATATGAATAATCCTCTTTACAGGGCTGTTTTTAGCTAATAGATAAAGCAGTTGTAACGTCGAATAAGTCTTACTTGATCTTGAACCGCCTGAGTTAATAATAAACCGATACCCTTCTTCGTAAGCTCTTCTTGTTTTCGTGAAGGTGTTACTTAATCTCATTATCTAAGCTTAAAACTTTATAAACCGCCCATGTAATAAACAGCCAAGCCAAACCAAGCCAGCTAAACAACGCTATTAGTATTGAGGTAAGGACATTACCAACGGTTCTCTTGCCGCCTAGCACCGCCCTAGCAACGAAGTAAGATGCAATACAGCCGATCAAGTGTAGTAAGATCATTCTTTACCTTCATTTTTTACGCTGTCAATAAAGTTTTTTGTTTCTTCTGCTATTTCTTTAGACCCAACTATAAACTCTGTTTTGATCTTGTCGCCTTGCGTTGTGTGGTCGCTTTGAATCCTGTCAGTCCAACCATGATTACTCTTTAAGTTCATGATACCGGCTGCTGTGTTGATGTTTTCGTTTTTAATGTTACGAAAACAGTTTACCTCACAATTGTTTTTTAGCCTTCTTTTTAGCCTCTTTAATTCGGGAAACTTGTCTACTATGTAATCAAACACACCTTTGTCTTCGTCTAGGTCGTAAGCTATTTCACCAATAAAATCATACTCTTTAATCTTTGATAGTTTAACCGCATCGTCCATAAACTTAGTAGCTACTTCTATCGTCCATCGTTCTGCATTAGTGTTGCCTTCCATGCTTTCACTTATCTTTTCATTCTTTGTCATGTAGTAAATATACGAAATAATATATTAATTCAACTCAGCAAGATCAGTACAAGCATAAAACCCACCAAAACAAACAATCAAACAACAGTCCTCTATCTGGTTAAGTATCTCTTCTGCTTTATCTAGGCTTATCTCTAATTCATCACTGACCCTTCCAACCGTTACAGCCGTACTGTTTTTAACAATTCCTACACATTCTGCAATTAATTCACTATCTAGCATGGTTTAAGTTAATCAATTAATATTTTACCAGCGTCTTCAATCTTCTTAAATGCTCCTACCATCTTAACGATCGACATTGTACCACCTAAAAGCATGAACCCATAGCCGAAAAAGTTAGCGCCTGTACTACTTTTTAGTTTGCTACCTAAACTTATCGCAGCAACACCCATTCCAGTGCAGGCAGCCATCCACGCCAAACCCTCAACCCTCATTTTTTTAGACTCAATCAATAGCCCACCAGCTTTATTTTGTTTATAGCTAATATTGTTAATTTGCTCTTGTACGTCTATTACGACCAAGCTTTTAGTTTGACCGCTTACACTTAGTGCTATAACGGTTAATAATGTTAATAGTGTTTTTTTCATGATGTTATTTTTTATTGGTTAATACTATTCAAAACTCTTTTTCTGGTGAAGCATAAATTCCAACTGCTCATTAGCTTTAATCAAATCCTTTGTTAGCTTCCTGTCTTTCGCTGCTAGATCATACATGTGAATGCCTTGTTCGAGGGCTGTTATTAATTTTTCAGAGTCCCACGGCTTATTTAAAACTTTGAAAACCTTTGCCTCATTAACCGCCTCAATAACTATACTTATGTCTGAATAACCAGTGAGTAACATTCGTAAAACATCAGGATAGTCTTTTGCAGCCTTCTTTAAAAACTCACATCCATTAATTTTAGGCATTTTTTGGTCTGATATTACAATTTTAATATCGTTGTTTTTAAGAATCTCAAACGCTTCTGTTGCTGAGTCAGTTATAAAAACTTCATATTCTCTTCTAAAGGTTGCTTTAAAAACGTTTAAATTGGAAGGCTCATCGTCTAAGTAAAGAATTTTGTTTTTCATTTTTATTGTTTTTATTGATTAATGTTTCTAAAAGGCTCTCGACTATGTTTCTTAGTAAATTTATAGTCCAAATAGAGTAAATTATTCCTATCCATTGTAAAATTTCGTTCAGTATTTCCATTTTTTTATTTTTTAATGTTTATAGGTTGCCAATCTGTTATCCCGTTGCTATATTCATATCCTTTACTATCACGCCAATAAAAATCATATTCTTTGACAGCTTTTGACGGTAAACGTTCCTGGCATCCATATTTTACACACACAACACTACCGTTATAAATAGCTAGTACATAATCTGAATATTTTCCCCAACTATGTTCGTGTGTTAATTTAGGTAATTTTTCCTCAACACTAGCCCAATCTTTATCTTTTTGGTATTTCACCATCCAAGTAGTAATGATTACCCATTCGCCTCTTGTAAAACCTTTACTAAGACCTTCACCATCATTGTATTGTGAGGCTTGTTCTGTTTTAAAGAACTCCTTTGTAAATAGTTTCATCAAAAACTTTCCTGCTCTAAATTTTTTCATTGGTTTGGTTTATTTGTTCAATACTTCTTTTTTACACCTCCTAGATGCAATTATATTTTTTTCATTTCTAGAGTGTTTACGCTCAAAAAACATAATCTTTTCAAATCTATAAACGCACCTAAAACCTAAAAATATAAAAGGTAAATTTAACAACACATAAAAAAATTCGTTTATACTCATAACATTTAATTTAAAACTGTTAGTGTTCGCTAATTATACAATTACATATTCAACACTTCTTTTTTATACGCCTCAATTAGTTTATCCCCTACATAGTGTTTATTATTTCCTGTAGTGTACCATGTTAGGAAGTTTTCCTGTTTATTGGTTAATCTATTATCTTGTTTTACTTTGTCTATATTAAGTGCTACAATTTCGTATAACTTTTTATATTTTAACGTTTCAAGATATTTTTTAGCATCCTTTTTCCTAAAGAATATTATACCCGTGTGAAACCAGTCGTCACTCTTTAAATCATGTCTCACTTCCCAAAGTATATTACTAGCTATTGTAGCTCCTGAACTTTTAATTGTGTAAGCTTTCATCACTTTTATTTTTTAGTTAATAACTCTTCTAATTCATCCCACACGAAGTCTACGCAGTCACTCTTACGCCTACGCTCATTGTCCATCTCTCTAAGTATGTCTTTTTTAGTCTGTTCCTGCAAGTTTTTAGCTATCGGCTTTAGATACTCTACTATCTGCAATAAAGCTCCTGTACGCCTCTTAAAAGCATATCTAAGAGCATATACTATTACAGACTCATGCAAATCTACATTTCTACTTTCCATCACTTTTGTTTTTAACTGAGAAATAGACTCTTTTAGTTTTTTTCCATTTTCTCCTTGTTTTAAATATTCTGTTTCGTCTATGTGGTCACACTTATCAAACCCTGCATAATAACAATCTTTGCAAACTTGTTTTTTCATAGTTTTTTTTTAAATTAATATTACGGCATTAAAACGCCTTTTAACATTCCATAATTGCAACCCTACGGGCAGACAATTATTTAAATGTTATAAACAATTAACTTTTGCTTGGTGCTTTATCGCAAGTACAATCCATTCCTGTAATCATTACCCCAGTATCTTCACACCACTCACACTCAAAAGTTAAATGTTCGCTTTGCTTTATAACATCATCTAAAACACTATTATTAACTATTTTTCCATAAAGCTCATTCGCCTCTATCTTTAACTTTATCAAATCAGATTCGTGAACCATATCATACAACCTTAGTGAGATAGTTTCTAATTCTTTAATTCGTTCATCTTTAGTCATTTCTTTATCTCTTTAATTCGTTAATAACTGTGTTTAGTTGTATCATTATGTGCAAGGCATTATTTATTTTTAGTTATTAGCGGTCATTGCCTATATGTTCGGCAAAATCTTCCACACTACTAATTGAGTCACATTCTACAATCACAGGTCTTATATTATCTGC